GCACTGGTGAAGTCGTAACGGACCTTCACGTAGCGGAAGTTGGTGGCATAGATGGACTCTTGGTTTGCGTAGTCGGTCCAAGGGTCGCCAGATGCGGTTTTTACGCTGATCGTTGGGGTTACCGTCACAGAGCCCGCCACAGCCTGCCGTGTGAGCGTTGAGGTGATCTTGGTGCCAGCCAGCACGGTGCTGTAGTCGAACTCCTCGACGTAGCTGCCGGTGGTGGTAGACGGCATGGCGTAGATGGTGAAGCCAGCGCTCACTTGGTCCTGCAGTGTGCTCCAGCCGCGGGAGGTGAAGTGCGACTGCCAAGTTTCTGTCGTATCTACCGTTGCCAGCAGGCCCGTGCCATTGGGCGTCAGGTTGGTGGAGGTGCCGCTAAAGGTGCTGTTGATGTCCGAGCGCAGGATGTAATCCGGAGGCTGGTTGACGAGGGCGGAGACACTGGCCGGGGTGCCTTCGTTGCCTGCACTGTCGATGCCCGCCAGCCAGTAGGTGTAGGCGCCAGAGACGGTCTCGAATACCGTGGTGAACAGCCCCTGTTTGGTGCCGACCGAGGTGCCGCCTGCGTAGGTAGTGCCGCGGCGTAGTTCGTAGTAGACGATGGGCAGCGTTTGTGTTGAATCGGTCCAGCGCAGCAACACGTTGTTGTCAATCACTTGCTGGCTGATCACAGGCGCCGATGGTGATGTGACCACTACGTCTTGGAATTGCTCGGGGCCTTGTTTGCCGATAACGTCAACTGCCGCTACCCAGAATCGCTGCGTGCCTGTCCAGTCAACCTTCAAGCTGTAGGTAGTGGACTTGATTTCAGCCAATAAGGTAGCTGATGCAAAGGTGTTGCCCCTGAGCACTTTGTAATAGGCCGTTTCGAGGCTGCCCTGCACGGGATCCCAGCTCAACAGAACCTGCTCGCCCCTGAAAGTATTTTGCACATTAGGAGCTGGTGGTGCCGTGGGGGCGATAGCAACAGTTGCAGCAGCGCCAAGATTATTGTTTGCGTCAACAGCTTGGACGGTAAATGTCTGCGAACCTGTCCAGTCGATACGCGTGGTGTAGCTTGTAGATTGCAAAATTGCAACAGTTGCGTCGTTGCGTGCAATTCGGTAAAAGCGCGTTTTTGTCGTACCGTTTACTTCGCTCCAAGTCAGTACGGCGTTTTGGCCTGTGTAAGAAACGGAGACAGTTGGCGCGGCGGCTTGGGTGATTGTGACTGTTGCTGAACCTTCGGCGCTCTCGTTGCCGGCCAAGTCCACCGCTTTCACGTAGAAAGTCCGCACGCCGTTCCAGATGATCGGTAGCGAGGTGGTGGTGGTCTTGATTTCGCCAATGGCACCGGCGCTGGACCGGACCACATAGGCGGCAATGGCATAGCTGGCGGTGGATGCTGGCCAACTGAGTGTCACCAAGTCGCCGGCCACTGTGGCGGTGACGCTCGGTGTTGAGGGTGAAGTGATGGTGACGGTGGTGCTGGCAGCTGCGGCGCTGTAGACACCTGAAGTGTCGATGGCGCGGATCATGTAACTGCGCGTACCGGGGGCCAGCTGGCCGAGTTTGTAACTGGTGGCGGCCACGTTGGTGACGAAGGTGGCGGACGCCCAGACTGTGCCCTGTCTGATTTCGTATTCGCTGAGATCGAGGTCGGGGACGGGGTTCCAGATCAGGGTGGCACCGATGTTGCCGTCAAGGACTGATGAGAAGCCAGTCACGTTGGACGGCGCGGCTGTCTTGCCAAGTGCCGTGATGCTGCCGGTGGCTGCTGTGGTGGACAGCTTCAGAGCAGCGCTCATGGAGAACACCTGCACCTCAAATAGGCCGGGCGTGATGTCGAGGATTTCGTAGTCGTTGGTCAGCACATCAACCACGGCCCAGTTGGCGCTGTCTTTGCGCCACTTCACCCGGTACTGGGCAATGCCAAGTACCGCCGGCCAAGAAACAATTACCTTGGCGCGGATCTGGTTCTGGTAGCTGTAGAGCGCTTCCTCAAATGAGAGGCTGGCTGGTGCGTCGGGTATCTCGTTGAGATCGGTTATGTCGCGAACCTCAAGCGGCCGGCCTCGCTCCACGTAGGCGTACTTGCTCGAGTTGTAGGCGAGGGCCGAGATCTGATAGGTAGCCTGATCTTGCTCGGCAACGCTGATCACGCGCCAGGTCGAAGTCTGGATTGAAGCGGTTTCGAGGATCCAGATGCTGTTGGCGTTGGGTGCCGTGGGCAGGGCAGAGGTGAGGTTGATGACCTTGCCGGCGATACTGGCGACGCTGCGGGCGGCCACCGTGCCATCCGGGAGGATGACAGATAGCGTGGCGCCGCTCGATGTCAGGCCGGTTGCGTCATCGACGGTGATTGCGGTGGTAGTTGCGGAGGCAATGCGGCCACCGCGACGGGCGCCAGCTCGCACGGGGTCGCTGACCTCGATGATCTGGCCAGGCCGCACCACCACACCGGCGTCGATGCTGGCGGAGAAGCTGATTACCTCGCCTTCGTATTGCTCCGAGTAGAGAAGCCACTCCCCAATTCGACCAGCTTGCCCACGACTGGTGCAGGCAAAGGCGCTGATCTCGGTGGTGATGGCGCCATATTTGCTGATCGAGGTTTGATCCTCGACGACCTCGTAGGCAACATCCCGCAGCTCTAGGTCGAGGTAACTGACCACGGCTACGTTCGGCCGTGTCTTCAGGCTGCTGCCCGAATAGCTGAAGCCCTCCTCAGAGACGTTCGCCAGCGTGAATAGATAGGCGGAGTCAGCGGGGCGGTCTTGGCTGATGGTCAGCGCCCCAGTGCTCCAGTAGGGCATGGCCCGGAACACCGAACACATGTCATTGATCAGCTTGTAGGCGTCTTCCTGCGTTTGGATGTTGATGTTGCAGGAGAAGCGGGGCTCTTGACCGCCGAAGCCGTCAGGTACCAGTTCAGCGCAATACTGGCTTGCGGAGTAGAAGGCCCACTTGTCCAGCTGCGCGGCACTGATGTGCTGGCCGAATCCGTAGCGGGTTGAGGTGAGCAGATCCCACAAGATCCAGGCGGGGTCGCTGCACCATTGCGCAGCACCAAAGCTGCCATTCCACACGCCTGCATAGATCAGGCGGCCGGTAACTGAATCGACAGTGGCGTTGTTGGGGATGCGGACCTTGATGCCACGCACCAAGAAGGAGCGCGAAGGGATGGAGTTGAATTGCTCAGCGTCGATGCGTACTGCCACCAAAGCGCTGTTGGGGTATCTGAGCTTTGCGTAGGTAAGTTCTGTGTAACTCGACCAGCTGAAGGCGTTTGTGATTTTTGCGGATTCACCGCCTGGGGCGTCCTGCTCTGAGTTGTCGTCGGTGACGCGAGTCACCTTGATATTGACAGGTTTGGATCCAGTCAGTGTGATTAGGTAATCGCGCTGGTATAGATCGGCTGTCCGGCCTCTGATTACGTCATCAACAACAACGGTGTAACCCCCGCCTGAGTATTGCGTGGAGATTTGAAATCTGAAAACACTGCCAACAATGTCACCCTGATCCGTGATTCGCTGCAGGGCAGGAATGTTGATGGTGACGCGGACGGCATCGACTGCGGTGTCTGTGATACTACGAACGACTGGCGTTGCCTGGAGAACTGTTACGCCAACAGCAACCTCGTTCTCAACAGCGTCAACAGTTGGGATGTAGTCCTGGTTCTGTGTTCCGTTGCGTGTCCAGACTGTGACGTTGTTGAAGTTGTATGAGTTGTCTTGATTTTGTAGAGGAGTGTTATTGATGAAGATCGATTTGTGGCCGTCTTTGAGCCCTTGGATTTCGCCTTCGCTGATGAGGTCGATGAGGTTGGCGTATTGCCTTGAGTTGAGCGTGTCGGCAGCTTCGGTGGGGGTGTAGGTCTGCGGCCCACCGCCACTGCTGCGGCCTTTGCCGCCACCGCCACCGCCACCAGAACCGCCAATCCGTTTCATGCCGTCACCTGTTCAGTGTCGATGCCTGCTGAAATCACAATTGAGCCCACCAGCGTCTCGCCATAAACGATGGGCACTGGAGTGCCTTGGCGGCTGGTGTTTTGTATTCCACTAAAGGAATAACTCTTGCGAGGGTCCTTGTCGGTGTTGACCGTTGAGGGGGTGCTGAGTGTTGGGACAGGTGTAAGCAGCTGGGCTACGCCGCCAAGCACTAGAGAAACGCCGATACCAGCAAGGACAGTGCTAACGGAAAGTGGGGCCGCAAGGCCCAGCAGGCCAATAGTTGCACCACCTGTAAAAAAGGCAGCAGCAATTAAGCCGACGCCAACAAGAATCCGCCCCGCAGCACCAGCGCCAGCCACCACTGGCACGATCTTGATCTCTTGGCTGCCGGCTGGATCGTGGATTTCGTCAAGCGACAGATCGTAGGTGCCGACGCTTACGCGGTAGTGCTGTTCCGCCATGTGGCGTTCCAGCTGGGGGAAATTGGTTACAAGGAAGCGAACAGCCTCGGCTGCATTGGAAACTTCGGCTTCGAACTTGCGGCGCTTCAGGAACTTGGCCAAGCGCCCGTAGATGCGGATTGTGCGCAACATCACGTCAGCTCTAGCCTCCCTGCATCGTAATGGCGGAGACGGCGGCCAGTGCATTTCTGCAGCCAGCCGCCGTACATGTCGCGACTACTGAGCCGGCCGCGAATGTGGTGCAGCACCAGCTGGTCGCCGATGTAAACGCCGACGTGATTGAGGCCGGAACCGCTGATGTTCATGAGCAGCGCATCGCCGGGCTGCAGCTCTTCCTCTTCGTCCAGCTCGCGGAAGCCGGCTTCTTTCCAGTAGCGATCAAACAGGGGATCTGCCTCAAATGCCTCTGGCGTCAGCGGGCGCTCCCAGTCGGGTAGTTGCAGGCCATGCTCGACGTACCAGTCACGGGCCAGCGTCCAGCAGTCGGTAATGCCCCATGCCCATTCGCGGCCGACTAGGGGTGCCTTGTAGCCGGATGGTTCGCAGCCGCCCCACACCTCGGTTTTGGGGTTGACGATGTGCCATGGCAGGCCGCTGTTTTCGCAGGCCACCAGATCAGGGCCGCTGGGTTGTGGCGGGGTGACCGGATGGCTATGGACCACCGCGATGATTTCGCCGGCATCTTCGGCGGCTGCGTAGTCATCCGGGTTGAGGATGAACTGGTCTGCGCCGGTGCAGAGGTTCTGGCACGGCCAGTAGCGTTCGCGGCCTTTGACCACCACCAGCAGCCCGCAGGCTTCGCGTGGATCCTCGGCCTTGGCGTGATCGAGTGCTGCGGTACGCCAGGTCATGAGGAATAGGTGCCCACGCCGGGGAAGGAGCCAAAGGGCAACGGAGCTGTTGAGCCAAAGCGGATTCGGCAGCTGCTCAATCGTTTGCCGCAGACATCTTCTGGCGCGGTGGCGACGCTTTGATCGTTTTCGTTGTAGTAGGAAGTGCCGGTGTAACTGCACTCTGCAGACCTGTAGGCCCACTGGCAGATGTTGCCGATGCACTGGCGTCGTGGCGCCCGCACTCCGATCAGGTCAAACGCCGCTGCGAGTTCAAACTCCACTACGTCGCGGGTTTCCGCTGACTTGCGGTCGATGTAGTAGACCTCGCGTGGAAACTCTGCTGTCGGGTCCGGGGTGCCGTAAGGGTTGACGTCACCGGGGAAGTTCACCGCATCGATGTAGCGGGCCAGGGTGCGGATCCGGGACACCTTGGCACCTTCCAGGCCCTTTGGCAAGGTCAGCAGGATTGCGGTGATGGTGCCCATGATGTTGCTGCAGCGCAGGCGTGGACGCGGCAGCGAACCCTTGCCTTCATAAGCAAAACCGTCTGCCTCAATGGGAAACCGGAGGTAGCTATTGCCGGCCCACACCAATTGCCCGCCGGCATTCAGGTTGGTGCCAGCGTGGAAGCGGTAAATGTCGGCTACGCCGTGTTGCGGAACGTTCAGCTCCAGCACGAATAGCTCGATAACGGCGCTGGGCGCAATTGCCTGAAGATCAGAAACGGGGACGGTCACGGCTCAAATACCTGCGTGAAGGTCGCGTCAATCTTGCTGCGATCAAAATCAAATAGCTCGCGCGTCCAGCTAGGGCAAATCCACTTGTAGCTGACGGCTTCACCTGGCGGGGTCCAAGTGAAAGAAGCGGCATCAGCAGCCCGAGCGTCTAGGAACGCCTCGATGACATCGGCGTCATCGTCGGTGACGTTAAAAGACAGTCGCCATTCCTTGGGGTTTTGGTTGAGGCCGAACGTGACGCGCTGCTGGTAACCATCGCCAAATTGCGTAGTGCGAATCTTTGGCTCGCTGCTTTTGGTGGCCGAATATGTCGGCTTGTAGTTGGGGAAGGTAGCCATTACACCAGCAAGCCTCCAGGGCGTTTTTGTTTGATGAGTTCTTGCTGGACGGCGGCAGCAATAACGCGGCCCAGTTGGTTGCCCTGTTGGTCGTTGCCTTCTACTTTACTGCCACTGGCATCGACGTTCACTACAACGCTGGTGCTGCCGCCGCTGCCCAGCTTGTCGTTGGGCACGATGGACCCGCTGCGGCCAGGCACGAACAGTTCAGGGCCACGCTCGCCCACCATGTAGGTTTGGCCGCTGGATACCGGGCCACCTTTGGCGCGTTGCGGGATCCCGTAATTTGGCCCAAGCGTGCCAAACTTGCCAACCTTTCCACCGCCGGCACCTAATGGCGTTGATGGGCTAAATGGCGTCAAAAATGTCTTGATGGCATTGATTGCCTGCTCAATGACAAAGATCCTAATTAGTTGATTGGCGATATCAAGAAGAACGCCAGACGCAATTTGCTGCAGACTCTTTTCCCATCCTTGCGCGCCAGCAATTAAGGCATTAAAGGCTGATCCCAATCCTTCGCCCAGCGTATTGGCAACACCATCGGCAAGCCGCAGTTGATTTTGCACAGCTGCATTAAGTTCATATTGTTTTTCAATGGCTTTTTGCAGCGATGCAAGTCTGTCTTGGTCATTTTGCTGTTGCAGTTTATTCAGTTCTCGCTGAACCTCGCGCTGATTGGCGACCAAGGCGACTTGGCCTTCAAAGATAATTGCCCTTTGAGCGTCTATGTCTTTTTCTTTTGCTAACTCTTGCGCATATTGGTATTGAATGTCCAGTTCACGCTGTGCGCCATTCAATCGCGCTGCCAGCATTTTGTCGCCAGCAATTTCTGCATTTGCAATTCTGTTTTGCATCTCCGACTTAAGACGCATAAATTGGCCTTCTGCCGACCTATCGCGGATGACATCTTTAACCCTTGCGGCTTCTTGAGCTGCTGCCTTTGCGGCGCGTTCTGCTTCGTTGGCTGCTTTGCTTGCTGCGCCACTGCCTGCTGCGCGGCCGCCACCCCCACCAACCGTTGCGCCTATCGGGGTGCCCATTGCGTTCGCAATTGGATTTTCTGATTGTTGGCCACGGTTTACGCCTGCCTTTAGGTCTGCAAATGCTTTTCTTTCCCTGGTAATTGTTCTATCAATGCTTGCTCGTGCAGGCCCTTTAGCGGTTTTTCTTTGTTGCTCTAGCAAACTAATTGTTTGCCCCTTTTGCGCCATTGCATTTCGCGCTGCTGCCAAATCTGCTGCGCCACCACCAGCGGCTGCCCCTCCTAACTTTTGTGATTCGGTTCGATAGCCATTAAGCGCAATGGCTGCTGCTGTGATGCCAGCAGCCAACGCAACCCATGGACCAGCGGCTGCCAAAGTAGCAAGCGACAAACCCCCCAGTAATCCAATGGTTGCGCTGATGGCAGGTGCTAATGCAACAAAGGCTGCGGTCAGTGCAATTGATACGGCAGTTATTGTTTTTATTGGACCTGGCAATTGCCCAAATAATTTAAGCAGCGAAGTTGCTCCGTTAATTATTTCTATAAATGCTGGCAGCACATCCTTGGTTAGTGCAACTTGAAAATCTTGAAAAGCGTTTTGCAGATTTTTCACTTGCTGTGCCGGGCCCTTCATTGCTTCGGCGAGTTGGTCTGCGCCTTCGGTACCAGCTCGCTTAAGGGCACGGATAACAACATCACTTGTAATTTTGCCTTCTTCGGCTAATTTGCGAATTTCATTAACTGGCATTCCCAGCTCTTTTGTCAATGCAACAACAAGACCAGGCGCCTGTTCAAGCACTGAATTAAGCTCTTGCCCGCGCAAAACGCCAGAACCAAGGGCTTGCGTTAGTTGCAGCAAAGCCGCTGCGGTTTCAGCGGTAGACGTGCCACTTACTTTTGCCGCAGTATTAAAACCAACAAAAGCAGATTCAATATCCGTAAGCGATACGTTTAGGGGGCGCAGTCTGCCATAAAGCTGCGCAAATTGCTGATTGGATTCAGTTGCGCTTAGTCCAAATTGCCGTCCAGCTCTGGCAGCAGCTTGCTGGGCTTGGGCAATTTCGCCGTATCCCCGAGCCAAAAATGTAAGCCTGCGGCCAGATTCTTCGCGTTGAATGCCGGCCTGAACTGCACGCTGCGCTGTTTGCAGCGTAAAATATGCGGTCGCAAGCTTTCCTAGGCTTGCGGCTAAAGCACTTGCCCCTGATCCAGCAGATTTAAATTTGTCGCCCGTTGCGGCCGCGCTTGTATTGAGCTTATCAACCGCTTGGCTGGTTGCCTGCGCACCTTGCTGCACCTGCCGCAGCTTGCTAACAGCATTGCGGCTGTCAACGTTAATGGCAACATTAGCGACGACAGACACAGCGCAACCCTACCGCCTTTGCTTCATTCTACGCTCCTGCTCCTCGTTTTGAAGCTCAAAGTAGCTGCTCCAGATGAGCAACTCCTCTAGCGTCACCTCTTGATTGAGCCTAGCCAAGCTATAGCCAAGCTCCTTTGCAACGCCAAGCTGTAGCAGTAGCAGATTGTCTTTACTTAGCTCCTTCTTTAATGCTTTTCATGTCCAGCTGCTCTGCATCCTCTGGGTTGGTGATGATCGCCAGCATCATGCCTTGCAGGTCAGCATCTAACACCTCTTCCTTGAGTTCGGCAATTTCACCGGCCGCAAACAAGCGCTTGCCGGTGTCGTCCATTGCCTTGGTAACCAGCAAGTTCAATGCAAAGCCATTGGCATTGTTGCCGCCAGGCATGTTCTCTGCGCGCTCGCGTTCGGCCATTGTGAGTGGCGCGGAGTAAAACTCAAACACGCTGCCATCGGTTAGCGTTACAACCCGCTTGGTTGGCGTCAGGTTGGCTGCTTTCTTGAGGCGTGCAAGCGCGGATCCCATAAAAGTTGATGAGTTAGGTGTACTCTAAGCACAAAAAAGCCCCAGCGCAAGCCGGGGCGATTTTGCTATCAGGCGCTGGTGCTGAAATCAAACGTTGGCACGCCAGCCGGACGGAAGGCAATTTCCACCTGCTGGGCATCGTCAGGGTTGACGTTCAGGCTGGCCGAGGTCAACACTGCATCCATGGCAATACTGCGGCTCAGCGCCTCAGTCCCCTGCTTGTCGGTGTACAGCTTGAAGGCGCAGCCCACTTGCTGACGCTGCAGCACGTCTTCCACCATGCGGTTAGACAGTGCAGCGTCTTCGTTGGTCACGTAGACGGTGGCAGTGCCATTGCCGTCGGCAAAGCCAGGGATGTAGGCACGGAAGGGTGCATACTGCCCAGCGGTTTGACCGATGGTGGTCACGTCAATCTCAGCGCGGCTG